TAATATATGAATCATATTTTAAATCTGTGTTATCAATGTTACAACTATACTCTGAATTTGGAACATCTTCATATATTCTATACTCAACTGATCCAACACAACACCAAGAAACTACATCTTGTGGGTCTTTATGAACTGAACCATAAAACTCGTTGCCCGCAAGATTAATGATTGACTTTGCTGCAAAGCTCTCAGGTGCAAAGTCTTTTATAAAATCTTGAATGTATGGCATATCATAAAATCTATGGGAGTTATCAAAAGATGGATCTTTATGATATATGTGCCATAAATTTAATGAAAGTGTATGGCCATCTTTTGAACCCGAGTACATTTGTGTATTTTTACCATGGTTATATATAAACACATCATCAAATTCTCCATTTGTAATTGTTGGAGGATTGTTATACTGATAGTCAATTAGTTCTATAAAATTCTGCCATGAAGGATTTTTTTCTATATAAGATTTAAGGAACAAAACCCTTTTTTCTTTGAGGGCTTCTAAAAATTCTTGTTTCATTAGTATGCGTCTGGTCTGTGTGCGAACTGAGGATTGACGAACAGTGGTGTTCCCCAAGACTGTAAATCATTTTCTATCTGATCATTAGATTCTTTTGTATTATAATTATAAAAAGAACCTGGGTTAGCATCTTTATGCATAACAAATAAAGAGTAAGCATATCTTTTGCCAGACTTTACTTCAGTTACTCCATGCTCCCATGGGCTATGAGAATCATGAATTACTAAGTCTCCTGGTTGTGGAGCATAAGATAAACATTCTCTGTCTGGTTCATTTTTTCTATCGAAGGCTGTCTTGCCATCTTTGTCTATGCTTGGATAAAATATTTCACCGCCAGTAAAATCTCCAAAATAAATAACTGCGCCGTATGAAATGATGCAGCATGAACTCCATCTGTCTGTTGAAACAAGCTGGTCCATCTCGCCTTCGCCTGGGCTATCTGCATGAACAAACATGGGCTCGTCGCCAGGCTTCATGTACTGCATAGAAAGATTAGGGTGTGCAACATACTCTGGACCTAAAAAGTCTCCAGCTTTTTTCCAAATATTAACTAACTCCATGTTGTTTGGACCGCTCTTATCTTTATACCAGTCTAGCTCATGGCTGTCATACATAAATTTTTCTATTGGAAGATCATCGTATAGGGCATTTACTTTAGCAACATCTTCTTTAGATATAAAGTTTTTATAGACCCATACCTTAGTACCTATTTGAATTAAATTTGGATTATTTGTAAACATAAGTAAATTATACCATAGCTAAATTAGAATGGTATATCAGATAGCTCTTTCCATGAAGGAAATGCATCTAGTCCAGACTCTTTTGGAGCACCCTTTGACAAAGTAAATGTAGTAACAGCAATTGTATCTGCATTAATTTCTACTGATGTACGCTTTTGACCTTCTTTATCAGTCCATGTTTCTTCGTATATCTTACCAGTAATAGTAACTTCCATACCCTTTTTAAGAGTTATCTTTGATTGTTCCGCTAATGACTTCCAGGCCTTGACTGTCCACCATGAAGTATTTTTGTCCCACTGACCAGTTTCATCATTCTTTATACGATCACTTGTTGCAACTCGCAAACGAACACCGCTTGACCCAATTGCTTCTGGTTCTTGACCAATTCTTCCAGTAAATGAAATAAATGGATTTGCCATAGTACCGCCTTCTTTCTGTAGATAACTATTTTATAATATAAAAAATAGTCTGTCAATAGTGCTGGGAATACTGGATTCGAACCAATGACCTAGAAGTTAACAGCTTCCCGCTCTGCCGCTGAGCTAATCCCCAATTATTCTATCTTTGATTCTTCTCCACCTACCATATTTAGTTGGAACATTTGATCCTACATATTCTTGTCCAGTTTCTAAATCTACCAATTTCCATTTTTCTGGAGATTTGGTATGAATAGTAAGATCAACTGCAGAAGAAAATTCTTCTACAAAAGTTCCGTCTAATAGCTTTCTCATTCTTCTTCTTTTTTTTCCTCTGGCTTAATTCTTATAAATGGTTTGCCCACATTTTCTTCTACTAAAATTTTATTATGGCTTCCATCACAGTATGGTTGATTCTTGCTTCTGTGGCATACACACATTTTCATTTAAGATAATTCCTCTCTGGGAATCATTGCGTTACACATACTGCAATAATCGTAAGTTCCGCCAGTAAATGGACAAGAACCAGCAAAAATTAATTTATGGCCCTTAAACTTACATATAATTTTACCAAAGAATTCTTTTATCATGCTGATAATATTTTTGATAGGGCATTTATTGTTGCGGCGATTCTACCAATATCTCTCAACTGCTCAACACTATATCCTTCTTCTTTTAATGTTTCGTAGTGTGCTTTAACACAGAAATGGCACTTACCAATAATAGAAGATGCTAATGAATATGCTTCAAACTTTCCCTTTGTTGTTCCGCCATGAGATGATATTGCATTCATCCTTAATTGTGCTGGTAGCCCTTTGAGGTTTACATCATCAGCCATCTCTATAAATGGATACCATACATTATTTTGTGCCATGATAGCGCCAGCCGTAAGAGCAGCATTTTTTTCAACTTCGTCTGTAGCACTTGCAACTATAAAAGCAAGCAGCTTTGGATTGCCCGTTGCAAAAGCTGCGGCTATTGAAATATATGTAGCCTGCTCTGAATCAATTGCTGATCTATTAATAACCGAATCTAGATTCAGCTTTATATCTTTAGCGTAATCTGGAAGAGATTCTTTAAGCTGGTCTACCCATGACATTATATAGTTTCTCCACCTAATGATCTGTTACATGCACATAACTCACCTGTTTGAAGCGCATCAAGTACACGCAGAGTTTCATCTGGATTTCTACCAACATCTAGATTATTTACTGTTACATGCTGAATAATGTTATCTGGATCAATAATAAATGTTGCACGATAAGTTACTCCAGAAGAATGGTGAACTCCAAGATCGCTGGCAAGTTGGTGTGCTGTGTCTGCAAATGACCACGAGTTTGTTTTCTTAAGATCTTCGTGGGCATTTCTCCATGCAATCTTACAGAATTCATTATCAACAGATCCAGTCATAAGAACTGCATCTCTATCGTTAAAGTCATTAACTAGAGCATCGTATGCAACAATTTCTGTTGGGCATACAAAAGTAAAGTCTTTAGGATAAAAGGCAATGATCTTCCATTTTCCTTCAAAAGAATCCTGAGTTAAAATTTCAAATGAGCTATCTTCATAGCTAAGGGCACCTGGCTTAACGCCAACTACCGAAAAATCTCCAAGCTTATCGCCAACCGTTTTCATATTATCTTTTCTTTTTAAATAATGATACTTCCTGCATCATAAATCTTACTTAATTATACAATATAAGACAACTAGTGTCAATGTTTTACAGACTCCCATAAATTAAAATCTATTTCGTTGTTATTTTCTATCATTTTTAGTATTCTAACATCAAGTTCTTTATATATATAGTCGCTCATAGAATTACTATTTTTTATTTTATTTGTCTTTATATAGAATGGATCTATTCCATACCCCTCAAACATGATATCAGATAGACTTTTTATAAAATAATTAATATGCTCTGTCTTGCCTACTAGTAGCATATCTTTTAATGCATTATTTGCTAGCTCTATAGTTGGATCAATATTTCCTATCCCCCATGAGTCCGCCCTCAGCTTTTCTACTAATCTAGTATCATCTAAACCTATCTTTTTATTTTTATACTCTTGGGAAAATCCATTTATTAAAAATCTAGACTGCATGTTATTTTTTGCCATAAAGTCTAAGTCACTAACAAACCAATTTTCAAAATCTTCTATGGGGTTCTTAATAGATTTATCATATGTTTTAACATAATGACTAATTACTCTTCGTATTGGATTTCTTAATGTTGTAACTGATTTAATTGAAGTATCTATTTTAATTGGCATGTTGCCAAAATGTCCGCTTATAAAGTTGCTTTTAAGAATATCATCTTTATTTAAATCTTCAAAGTATACTGATTGCCTAAAGTATGGCACAATTTTTTTATCGTTAAGTATTGGAGATAAACAGTTTAAGACAAAAGATCCACCAGTCCTTGGTATGTGGCTGTGATAAATCTTAATTTATTCTGCCCCATTTAACTTTATTCCAGCCACGCTCATGGAAATAATAAAGAATTGTTTTTGTAACTACCTCGAAACTTGCGATTGCTCCTGCTGTAACTGGCTCTTTGGTTATTACCCAAGATATAACAAATGTATCTGCTGTTCCAATTATACGCCATGTGATAGCCTTTAGTGCTGATCTTTGTTTGGATACATTCATGATGGCCACTCCATATTGTTAGGCTTAGTAATTAAAGTCCAGACTTTAGATACCCATCTCTTTACGTTTTTGCGTAGCCGATATAGCATGAATGTCTGCCCCCAAATCTACTTGTTCAATCTTATATCCAACATCTCTTCCGTACACAATATTAGTAATGTTTGGTAATCTTAATACTAATGACCCATCCATAAACTCATCTTTAGCAATGTACTCTTTTACCTGATCAAATTTAAGCGGATCTTTTTCACTTGTATTGTAGGTATTACGGACTCCAAGAAGTACCTGCTCAGTTCTCTTGCCAGCCTCCTTGTAAAGGGCGTGGTGGCCTTCGTGCCAAGGCTGGTACCTACCTAGCATAAGTGTTGTGGGTGCTGACCAGTCGTGCAAACCAAACTTATCAATTATGTAAGATGCTTTTGAATTAGCATCTAGGTTATGGCTGATAAATGATGCGTCAAAAGTTGTTGGTCTTTCAAACATTTTATTTGTGTCTTCAAAACGCCCTTCAGCAAGTGTATCCATGAATATCATAACATCTGGCTTTCCAAAAGCTGCACGAGTTAAATCAGTTGGGCAAACAAAGTCTACTATTACTGGAGCAATACCTTGTTTTGCAATTAGTCTTGCAGTCTCTCCCATGCGACGAGCATGTTCAATTCTATCTTCTGGAGTAAAACTAAGATCTGAATTAATAGTTGCACGAACTTCATCTGCATTAAGATGAATAGCATTTATACGTTCTTTTAGTGCTTTTGCCAGCTCTGTTTTACCAGATCCTGG